CAAAACCGCACTATATTCGGGTTAGCGGTTCTCCAACTGTCAACGAGCGGCTGCAGCTCGTCTTCAGCAAGTCCCATTTCTATCGCACCCATTGCCTTCAAAGCACCTACCGAGCCGCCGTAACCGAGAGCCAGTTCCGCAATCTTGCCTTTCTGCCGCAGATGTCCGTTCACTCCGTGCTTTTCGACAGGCACGCCGAACATCTGACTTGCAGACGCACAATAAATATCTCCGCCTGTTCTGAAAACCTCCGACCGCCATTTTTCTCCCGAAAGCCAAGACAGCACTCTCGCCTCAATTGCAGAAAAGTCTGCAACTATGAACTTGTGGTTATTCTGCGGCACAAATGCCGTACGGATAAGCTGTGACAGGGTATCGGGGATATCCTCGTAGAGCATTTCCAGAGCGGTATAGTCGCCGCATTTGACCAGTTCTCGAGCCTGTTCCAAGTCGGGTATATGGTTCTGAGGGAGGTTCTGCAACTGCACATTTTTGCCTGCCCACCGACCTGTTCTGTTCGCTCCGTAAAACTTGAACATTCCTCTCGCACGATTATCATTGCAGACAGCGTTCTCCATAGCGGTGTACTTTTTCACCGAGGATTTCGCAAGCTGCTGACGGAGTATGAGCACCTGTTGCAATTCAGCCGGAGCAGATTTAATAAGTTCTGCCACAGCCTTTTTGCCGAGTGTGTTGGTTTCAAGTCCGTTCTCGGAAAGCCACTGTTTCATCTGCGTTACCGAATTGGGGTTTTCAAGGTTGGTGAGGTCTTGCATAGCAGTAGTGAGCGTCTTTCGAGAACGTTCGTCAAAGGCAATTGCATTTCGGACAAGCTCCATATCCAAGCATATACCTCGGTCATTTATCCGTTGGTCGAGGTGATATTCCTCCCATACGAACTCGGGTACGGGGAACTTTGATAAACGGCTCTGTATTGACATTTCCACCTCAACATCACGCTTGTTGTAGGACTTGAATAACCGCCATTTCTCGGGAGCGTGAGTGGGTAGATTTCGGGTTCTGCCACCATTCGCCTTTGTAGGCAAGCACGGTACACAAAAATACTTGATTAAATCCTTGCCCTCTTTGAGTTTCTGCTGTTCCAGTCCAAGAACCGCTCCCGCTCCCTCAAGCGACAGCGGCAAGCCTAAATATGCTGCCCAAGTCATTGTGCATTTCCAAGAGGTGGGGTCTAGGTATTCTCCATTGGATAATCCAAGATATTTTGACAGGCATATTCGCTCAAAATTCGCATTAAATGCCCATTTTGTAACGCTGTTGTCGGTTATGGCAGAGAGAATTTCAGGCGGGATTTTCTCACCGCCTGCAAGGTCAACTGCCTGCACTTCTCCTCCGTCAACAGAGTAAGCGAACAGCAGTATCTCAAACTGCGGTGACTCTGCATACTTATACACTCCGCATTTGGGAAGGTCAACATCAGAGTAGGTTTCAAGGTCTATTGATATATTTATCAAATTCTTCTCCTATTCTAAAAAGCGGTGGCAGCTTAAGCCACCACCGCATTAGCCATTACTTTGTCTTATGCTTTCTTCTCGTCTTGAAGTATTCAATGGCAAACTGTATCAGCGTTATAATACTGCTGATAATATTACCCGCCGTCCAGCCACAGCAAATCGCAAATAAAACAGTTTCAGTTGGTGTCATGATGTGTATCCTCCTTAAGACAGAAAATCGTCACCATCGTCCGTGTCGAAATCGTCCTCGGCTCTGGACTTGCCGCCGAGCGGCTCACCATCACGAATCTTCTGAAGGTTATTGAGCCCGCAAGCGATGCCCTTGTTCCCGTTCGAGTTGAAAGCATAGAAATTGATTGACGCTCTGCCGTAAACACCGCTGTACACCTCTGAGGTATCGATAATAGGCTGACGGTCAGCGTCCACGATACCGGGTGCGGTAGCGGAATTCGCGTTGATAAAATAAGCGTTAGCGTAAGCAGGGTCATCGGGGCGTTCTGTGTCACCGTCACGCAGAGGTGTCTTGAGAACGGAAAGTGCGGGAACGCTCTTGACGTTGCCTTGGAGGCGGCTTCCGCCCTTGAGCTTGCTTTCGCCCTCCTCGTAAGCCGCCTTAATAGCAGCCTTGACCTTATCAACCGTTACGGTGTCGGACTTGGGGATAATGAGCGAAACGCTGTACTTCGGTGCACCACCGTTGATTGACTTCGGCTGCCATACATTTGCGTAAGACCAGCGGGTGTTGGGCCCTGTGATTACCTTTGTGGGATTGTTAATCTTTGACATATCAGTTATCCTCCTTGAAATCGTCTGCTGCAGTTGCAGCGTTATTCTTGAGTGCCGGACGCTTGTCCGATTTTGGTACTAAAGTTGGCTTGCCCTGCGGCTTTTCAATTAAGCCACCGAGCAGTTCTTCGAATTTTGCTTTGCCGAGCAGTTTTGTCATAGCAGTGACACCGAGAACCTTGTGCTCGTAGGGGTCAAAACCCGCTGATGTCACTGCATTTGCAACAGCATTTTCGCTTGTGTATTTGCGATTTGAGCGCCCCTCGACCAGTTTCCAATCGGGGTATTCCGTACCGTTCAATGCTTGTCCGAGAGCGTATTCCTTGATGTCGGTCACCCATGAAACGAGTTGGTCTGCCTTTGCCAGAATTGCCGATATTTCATTATCTTCAAGCATTGCGGGCATCTCGAAATCATAACGGGCGAGTTCGAGATTGTACTCGGCTCGTTTGCGGCAGGTTGCCTTCACACGGCAGAATTGACAGTGCTCACCGGCTTTGAAGTCACCGTCACCCCTTGCCGCAAGCTCAGCGGTAGGTTTCAGCGTGTTTTCAGCCCAATCAATAAGCTCGTCCTTGCCGATAGTGTAAGTGCTTATGTTCTCTCGCCGTGGTTGGAAAATGGTCATACAGACGGAATTGATGTCATAGATGCCATCAAACAACTCCAAAGCACCAAGAGCGTAACACATCATCTGCGGGTTTTCGAGAGCAGATACCTCTATGCCTTTACCGAATTTCATGTCAATTACATACAGCGTTCCGTCCGCAACTATAAGACAATCTCCCGTACCGAAACCTTCCGGAACCCAACGTGAAAAGTCAAGCCGCTGCTCTATCAGCACGATGGGGTCTGGGCAGATGTCCTTGACCTCGGAATACAGTTCGGAAATGTATGTAGCGTACTCATCTGCGCACTGCTCCATTTCCTCGTCATAGTAGGTCAAATTTTCGGTGGGGTCTTTCGACTCCATACCGAGAGCAACCTTTATCTTGTGCTCGCATAGGGTGTGTGCGTCTGTTCCTTGCGCTGCGTATTCGCTTGGGGTTTCTGTGACCGCAGCATTCAGCTTTGCCGAAGGCGGACAATGTAACCACCGCTCACTTGATGATGCCGACAAAAGAGCGTGTGCCTTAGCCATTTCCAAGCACCTCCGCCTCTGCCATAAGCTCACCGTACTTTGCTGGGTCGATAGCGGACAGCTTGTCTGCACCGTACTTTACAAGCAGTGCCTTTACCTCTGCTGTGTACCCCTGGCGGGACTTGTTGGCTAACTTTGCACGGACTTCTTCAAGGGTGAAGGTGTGAACGTGGTCTTGCTTTTCCTGTTCAGGCTCATCTGGATTGCTGAAATACTGCGCGAGCCAATCTGCCGTGTTCTTAATAGCTGCGGCGGCATTTCGCAGTTCTTCTATTGCCGTTGCCATTTCGCTTGTTTTGCCCATCATGGTTTTCTCCTTTCAAAAATTTTTCTGCAGCAAGAACGCTCATGTTTCTTGCCAGTCTTTCGGACACAACGCTGATTGCGGTTAAAACCTCAACAAGTTCGCTGTGTCGCTTGTACTCTGCCTGCTTCATAACTTCACCTCGGTTCTGTAAGTGTTTTTTCGTCTTACACTACTCAATGGAAACGAGATTTTGTTTTGAGCCAAGTTTTATGTGTTTTTTTTAGAAATCCAGCAATTTTCTTAATTCATCACGATAGCGTTTCATTTGACGGGAGAATGTGCGCTGAGGTCTGTCAAGCTTTTTCGCAATAGCACGGTCTGACGATTCTTCAGCAAGCATCTGCCAGATGATTTCACCATCGGGGTCGAGCTCACATAGCCGCTTGAAAAGAGCAGCAAGCAGCAGCTTGTCCTCGGCAATCTTCTCGACATTTGGTGAAGTGTCTGTAACGCTGTCAAGCATTGAATATGTATCGCCATCTCCATTCTCGTTCTCATAGTCGAGAGAAAGCATATCTCCTGCCCTCCGAAACTCGCAGTTGCCGCAATCGGTATCGCAGAGCCAGAACTTGCTCTTAGGGCAGGCACAGCGACCGTGATACTGCTCACGCTTGCGAAACGAATCGTTCGAGCGGTTGATTTCGCGGTAGATGTCATCGGGGACTTCAACCCAAGTTTTCATTCGGCGTATGTACACCTTGTTTTCAACGTGTGATTGCTGGTTTGCATTGTTTGTCATGGATTGTCCTTTCCGCTTGGATGGTGCGGCTAGGACACAAAAAAGGAGCCGATGACACGCTGTTCACCGACTCCTGTACCTAAAAATGGGCATAGTGATGTACGGTGGGTGCATCGGAGTCATCAAGCAGTTTATACTGCTGTGAACCTTATGCATCCCGCCGCCTTTAATGGCCATCTCAAGGCATTGAGATATTGATTTGTGTTTCCCACAAGGGGGACAGGCAGGCTGATTAGCTAAATCTGTCACCACCTGTCAGTTGGCAGAAATTACCCCTTGCCAGATTTCTGTGCTAATGCGCTACCTGCAACAGACTTTGACTTATTGCTATAGCGATTATCACGCAGAATCTTGCTTGCGGTTTTCGCTACAGAACTTGAAGTCTGCTTTATGTTCTTCGGCATATCTTCACCCCCTGCTTGTGAAATTATTGAAGAGTTCGCTTCAATATCTTGATTATATCAAAAAAGGAATAAAATTATCTGGACTGTCACTTCGGCTTTTTATACGCAAAAAAAGGCCTTGCAGCCTGCAAACACATCGTTTACAAACTACAAGGTCAAAATACACGTCTATTTTCCCGAACTGACAGTCCGGCTTTTCAAAAAAAATCTTTTAAATTCTTTATACTTTTCCCCATGGGCTAATACCAGCCTCGCGTAACACTTCATTTACATCGATAAGAGGCTCCATATACATCTCTTCCAGGATACGTTCCTGATAGTATCCATCTTCATTATATGGAAAACCTGTTCTTGACTTACGCACCATATCTCTGCTGAAACATGGTTCAAGATGAAGGCCCATACAAAGCGCACATACTGTTCCTATACTCAAGTTCTGAACTTCTTCTTTTCTGAGCTTTGCTATGTAATCTTCTGAAAGGCCAGTCTCTATCGACATTTGCAAATTCGTCATTTTCCTTCCGTCATCTTTTTTCACTCGCATCATGTGCGCATTAAATGTACCAGAAAACGAACTAGGCAAATCTCGGATAATCTGCATGAAACTGCTACCTTCTGATTTCAATTTCTTGACAGTATCTGCTCTATCCTCAACATTCTGGTTTCGGAGATCTCCAGTTCGCTTAGTTTCCACTAAAATACTATCAGTCAGTTCCTTGGATAAATAGCACTGCCCGTAGTATTCAAAGTTATAACTTCCATCCGATTGAAAGCTTCTCTCGAATACCATGCAGCATTCATCAGCGTTATCTCTACCATATGTAGTCAGCACAAGCTCTCCCTTCATGAAATCATCTCGTGCCGGTTCTACATACAATGGATCATTCACCACAACAAAACATTCTGCATAAACAAAAAGCTCCTGCTCTATGAGAGAAGCGAACTCTGCATCTGTTTTTATTAAATGCTCGTAGCTTTTTCTATCGATTACGTAGGTTTGATTTTTGCTTAGTGAATGCCTTTTAAATGAAATCGGATTTACATAGAACTTCTCAGAATACAAGAAAGTTCCTTCTGCTTCCATTATTCCAAGCTGTATTGCTCTTACTTTAGCTTCATATCTGGAAACTCCAAACAACTTTGCTACCTTTTCTAACGCTGTTTCC